TAGACAAACTTATCAAACCTATCAGTGAAATACTAGATAAATTCATTCCTGATGCTGATGCTAAACAAAAGATTGCACACGAACTTGCAACCATGTCAGAAAAACATATTCACGAAATTGCAAAAGCACAAATAGAAGTCAATAAAGAAGAAGCTCAAGGTAATTGGTTTCAATCATCTTGGCGACCTGCTACTGGCTGGGTATGTGTTGCAGGTTTTACAGTAAACTTTTTAATTAGTCCTTTATTAGCACCTTTTGGTATTGATGTGCCACAAGCTGATACTTCTACTATGTTGCCTGTATTAATGGGTATGTTAGGACTTGGTGGAATGAGAAGCTATGAAAAAACTAAAGGATTAACAAAGTAATGTACGACAACATAAAAGAAATGCTAATCAAAAACGAAGGATTAGTTTGTCATCCTTATAGATGTACTGCTAATAAATTAACAATAGGTGTAGGAAGAAATTTAGAAGCAAATGGAATATCAGAAGATGAAGCAATGTATTTGCTTGACAATGATATAAAAAGAGTTACAGATAATTTAGATAAGATGTGGCCTGTATGGAGAACATTTCCTGAACGTGCGCAGTACGTTTGTGTAGATATGGCATTCCAAATGGGAATCACGGGATTTATGAACTTTCGTCAAACACGAGCGCTTATGGAGATGGGGTGTTGGTTAGAAGCGTCTGAGGAAGTGTTAAGAAGTAAATATGCTACACAAACTCCTAATAGAGCAGCATATAACTCTAGACAATTAGCCTTATCAAAAGACCATGACAAAAAAGACAAAAGATCAAAACCAAAGTAGTACAAGATTAGGTGCCTTAGGAGAATCGTTAGTAAAAACATTTTTACTTGAATATTGTGACTTTGTATATGATACAATGGCACTACATCCAGCAGACTTATTATGTGAATTAGGTCCTGCAAAATACACAGTACAAGTTAAATCAAGAAATAAAACCCAAGAGGGTAAATATGTTTATGCGACAGAAAGTTCTAGGAGTCAAAGTAAGGTATATCAACAATATCATTGCGATATCATTGCTTTTGTGTTCATGCCTGATAAACGAATTTTTTTTAAACCGAATAATACTTCACAGACATATTTTACATTCAACTCAGACATAATTACTCCTGATCTAGAAATAAATAGTTTTAAAGAAACACTAGATGTTTTATCACAAGTACCTGAATTAAGTCCCTTATTAGATGAGGCCGACAAATAAGGAGTATATATGAGAGGGGAGTTAATATTATATCGACCTCATACTTATTCTACTCTACTTAACTAAACAAAGATAATGTATAAAAAAGTATACAATTATAAATTAATTGTGTAGAATAGGCTTATGTTAATTAAAAATAAGGAGTTAAATAACATGAGTAAACAAGATTATATAGAAATAGCTAATATCATCAAGCATAATATGGTAGAACAGGTTTGCTACGGTAAAGATGTGCATGGAGATACCATATATGATATACAGCATCCTGATAGAAAAAATATGATCAATGAATTATGCGACTATTTTAAAAAGAATAATCCAAGATTCGATGCTAATAAATTTAAACATTATATAAATTCTAAATCATAAGGAGTAAACAATGAGATACACACTACAAGTTCAACTACCTAGCTTAGGCTGGGTGGTTGCTATCAAGACTAGCGACTTATTATACATGGCTAAGAAGAGAGCTAGATTAATTGCTCAAGGGCATAAGGTTAAATTAACTAAGGAGAGTAAAAATGGATGATCTAATATTTAAAGTTATCATGATTAGTTTTATGGCAGTTTGTTTATATGGAGCTGCTTTAATAATTACAGACAAGGATAACAGAAAATGAATGTAACATTTAATTTAATGGGTGGTGGTGAATTAAATATACCACCAAGAGCAATTAGCGGTTTTTATAAAGACCAATTTACAAGTGAAGTTATTGTAGAAGTAGGCGATGAAGAATACAAAGTTAGAGATTCTTTAGATGAAGTCAAATATATTTTAGGTATAGCGAGATGATTCCTATAGAGGATATACCTAAAATAACAGAATGGTCTAACAGAATTAAGTTATTAGAAATAAATAATTGGGGTGATCATAAATACACAAAAATTATTTATAACGATGGAACTATTAAAGTTACTGATCGATATATAGATGCAGAGCATGAGACACATATTTATCCTTCAGATCTTTCTTTACAAGAATTAGCAGATTTATATTACAGGAGAAATACATAATGGTAGGAAAAAAAACTAGCTATGCTCAAGCAAGTTGTTCTACATTACCTGTAATTAAAGGTATTAGCAAATATATGACACAAAATGAATGGTTAGATATTGCTATAAAAGCACATAACGGAATTAATCCTGAACAATACGAACAAACAGTTATACAAAGAATGGGTGATGTATTAGAACCTGTTTTACTTGAAGAAGCTGCACGTATGTTAGGTTTAGATTTTGTTAAAACTGATCATGATGAGCCTGTCGAACATCCTGAAATCCCCCTAGCAGGATCATTAGATGGTACTGGCGTTGCAAAAGAATTAACATTTAAAAACGGTCAGTATCCTTGGCTCATCATTCCTGAACAAGAAACTATTACATTAGATGGTCCTGGTGTACTTGAATGTAAATGTACAAGAGATATACCAACAAATGAATTAGAAGAATGGCGTGGTGTATTACAGTCTAAAGGACTTATGGAATGTACTGGATATAATTGGTGCGCTGTAGTTGTGTTATGGCAATCAACTGATTTTAGGATTTATTTATATAAACGTGATCCTGAATTTAAACATGAACTTTATGACATGGTATTTGATTTTGATAATAGAGTTAAACAAGAATTATATTATCCACCTGTAACAAGTGCAGATGCAAATATAGTTTATAAAAAAGTACAAAAAGATGATATGATATTGCCAGGAGGAACTGATGCTGTCATTGAAACAATTATTGAAAATAAAAGAATAATAAAAGATTTAGAAAAAACAATCGATGACGCAGAAACTCGACTTAAAGCGTTAATTGGTGATGCATCAGAAGGTAAAACAAATCAATATACAGTTAAATGGCCAATGATTAATTACAAAGCACAACCAGAAAAAATTATAGCACCTAAAGATAAAAGAAGCGTAAGAGCAAAAACATTAAGGATTAAAAAACATGGAATATAAAGATAAACAAGTCGTTTGGATTAGCGCAGACGTACATAAAGAATTAAAAACATATTGTAAAAACCACGGTTTAAAGATGGTTTATGTTGTAGAACAACTCATTAAAAAGAAATTAAAAATTACATGAGTTGGCATGGTGGTAAAGGCAGTAAACGCAGACCAGAAGACAAAAAGAAAATAGATCAAAATTGGGATAAAATATTTAAAAATGCCAGAAAAAATAAAAAAGTCAATAAAGACAAGAAATAAAGCTACAGGTAAATACGAAATAGAACATTACTACGTTAAGAATAGAACTATAGAAGAACTTGAAACGTTAATTAATAATCATAATACAAGGCCTAAAATAAAACTTAAAGCTGTAAAAGAGTTAGTAAGGAGACAAAAAATTGGTAAATAGCAGAAACAAAGGTGCAGCTTTTGAAAGAGTTATTGTTAATAAAATAAATAAAGTTTTAGAAGAAAAAGGTATTGATGATAGAGTTAAAAGAAATTTAGATCAATATCAAACAAAAGGTATGGCTGATATTTACTGGAACAAGTTTGCTATTGAATGTAAACGTTATAAAAATAATGGTAAACAAAATATATATAAAAATGAATGGTGGCAACAAGCTATTAACAGCGCAGGTAAAGATTTAATACCAATACTTATTTATAAATTTGATAGACGAAACATTATGGCTGTAATACCATTGTGGTTGTTTAATCAATTTGAAGAACCAAACTGGCAATGTGCTTATATGTGCCCATTGTCAGATATATGTGAGAGATTAGATGAAATCTTACAAAAAGCAGATGGATATAAATAGCTATCTGTATGATGAAGATTTCGACCAATTTTGTAGGAAATCCTACGAAAGAATCCAAATCGCTTGTGATGTCTTTGGCATTGTAAATGATGAGGACTATTATAGTTTTAAGGAGCGCTGTTATGCACGACTTGAAGCTGAGTATTTAAGTAGTATTGATAAAACAATACATTAACAGGAGTATATTTATGGACATATTAGGTCTAAACGGCGGAGGTTCTGATTCGCTGTATATAAAACACAGCAGCAAAGATAAAACCTGGCAAACACAAGATGGTGAAATTAACTTAGTACATTTCTTAGTTGATCCAACATCTATACAAACAGGTTGGGGTATGTATGACGGTATGTATAACTTTACATGGGATGAGCGTCCTGGTGTAAAAGGAATACAACCTGGCCCTGATTACAAAAGAGCATTTAGTGTATCTATATATATACCAGATGTAGGAACTAGACTTTGGCAACGTTTTACATGGGGCGAAGGTGAAGGTTTTAATAATATGTGTTCTACATTTTGGAACGATATACAGAAAAACTTAGGTAAGGTACCACATCTACAATATACAGGTAGTAGAGTACAAGAATTTAAAGTAGGTTCTTCATCAATACCTGAGTTTACTTTTGTTAAATGGGCTGATAAACCAGCTGATTTTGGTGTAGAGGCTCCTAAGGAGCAATCTGGTGGCTTTAATTTTAATGATAATAGTAGTACATTAAATAATCAAACGCCTGAGTCAGGAGACCCTAGGTTTGATCCTAGCGCGAAACCTTTAACTGAAGACGATTTACCATTTTAAATAATGAATGAAGTTGACTTTATACAGTTGGCTCCACAAATTGGTAAGCAGTTACTAGGTAATCCTACAAAAGAAACTACTAACGAAATAAGATGGGGCACTCACGGAAGTTGGTGCCTCAATCTTGAAACAGGATTGTTTTATAGTTTTGAAGAGGACCAAGGAGGAGGAGTTATATGGTTAATTGATTATTTTAATCAAGATCGAGACACTATATTGAACATAAATAAACCTGTTATGCAAAATACAGTTACACAAACAAAAACACATCAATCTTTTACATCTGATCAAATGAAGCAGTTTGCTAAAGATTCTGTTGTATTTACTAAATACTCTGATGATTTTGTTGTTATGCGCTTTCCTGATAATTATAAAATTAAACAGAAATATGCGCCGTTTACCAAAGAAAATAATATTTGGTATGCAAAACGTCCTAATGGACTTATGCCTATATATTTAACAGAAGGAGAAGGTGCTGTTTTAATTAATGAAGGTGAAAAAGCAGCTAAAGGAGCACTAGAACTATATAATGGACCTGTATGTTGCTGGCATGGCGGTGTTAATTCATGGAGAAAAGCTGATTGGTCAGTTATTGCAGGCAAAGAAGTAATTATTTGGCCAGATAATGATGAAGCAGGCGCTAAATGTGCTAAAGAATTAAGTGAATATCTTATAAATCAAAAGTGTACTGTAAAGATAGCAGATATACCTGATACTTTTAATGAAAAAGATGATTTATACGATGCGTTTGAACGTAAAGATTTTGACAAAAAGTCTTTTAAAAATTATATATCTACGGCTACAAGAGAGGCTCGTAGAGGAACTCTTATATTAAGACAGATAAGTGATCTTATTACTAATATAAGAGAGCCAGAGTGGATAATAGAAGATATCCTAGAGAAAGAATCAGTTGTAGATATATATGGAGCACCTAAAAGTGGTAAGTCATTTATAGCTATTGATATGGCGCTATGTTCTAGTTTAGGTATTGAATGGCATAAACATAAGTGCCAACAAAGCCCAGTTATATATCTTGCAGGTGAAGGTCAACGAGGTATTGCAAGACGTGTACAAGCATGGGAGCATTATTATCATCATGATTTACATAAATCACAACTATTCATATCAGATCGTGGCGTAAGGTTTTTAGATGAAAAAGATCATACACAATTAAAAGAACATATACAAGATGTAGCAGAAGAGTTTGGCGATATAGGAACTATATATGTTGATACGTTAGCACGTAATTTTGGTGGCGGTAATGAGAATAGTACAGAGGATATGAATCGTTTTATTGAAAGAGTAGATGATTTAAAACAAACATTTAAGTCATGTATAGCATTAATCCATCATACAGGGCATAGTTCTAATGGTAGAGCAAGAGGTAGTTCAGTATTACCAGCTGCTGTAGATGCAGAGTTTTCTGTAAAACGTAAGGACCCTGATGAAGAAATGTTTGTAGAATTTAATCAAACACTTGTTAAAGATGGTAAAGCTATGATGCCTAAGTACTTTAAGTTTAAAGAGATAGACTTAATTAATTATCCAGGGCTTACATCTGGTGTATTAGTAGAAGCACCTAAAGAAGATATGTATCAACAAGATGATTCAAAGATAGATGAAACAATGTTAGTTATAGCAGAATTACAAGCACAATTTGCTAAAGAACAAGATACTGATCCTATTAATATATGGGTAAAACAAAAAGAAATTATAGCAGCACAGGCTGATCTTAAAGAAACTACTGTTAAACAAAGAATAAAGAGACTAGCTGATGCTGGTAAGATATATCATGAAGATAAAAAAGGATATCAAAGTAAAAAATATGACCAAATTAAAACAGTTACATAAACAGTTACATTGGTTACATTTTAGTTACATTGTAACCATCGGTATACTAAAAAAAGAGTTACATATTTGGTTACATACATATACCTATAGGTATATGTAACCAATGTAACTATTTTTGATACCCAACATTTGAGAAAAGTAACTATGTATGTAACTAAAGAAGAAAGAATAAAAGAGCTAGAAGCTAAACAAATAAATAATGAATTATATGATGCTCATAAGAAAATATATGAATTGAAAACATATATTGATGAATCATGGAATATGGATCGATTATTACAATGTATAAGTCCTGAATTAAAAACTAGATTTATGAGAGCATTAAAACATTATGATGATAATATATTTATAACAAATAATAAACTAGAGTTATTACACATGATGCATAGAGCTTATGAAGCATTAATAGATGAAGCTAATAGTTTAGGTTTTGAAAAGCTAGAACATGAGTTTTGGTTTATAAATTATGAAAATAAAGATTACATAATATGTAAAAACGATTGTGATCATGAATTAGCCTTTAAAAAGTATGGAAGTAAGGAAGGTGTTACAATATTAACAATACAAGAATTATTAATAGGATTTGGTGAAGACTTGTATAAGATAAAACAATCATTAAGAAAACTAAATCCACGAATAAGTAAATATGCGAGTATCAGTAAAAAGTAATATAAAAGAGTTTAGTAAAGACTTAAAACGTTTTAAAGATATTGATGTACCTAAGATAACGTACATAACATTAAATGAAACAGCTAAAAGAACTAAACAATTAGAACAAACAGCTATGAAGAAATATCTTGATAGACCTAAACCACAAACATTAAACGCTTTATTTATTAAATATGCAAGAAAAACTAAGCCTGTTGTAACACTTACATTTAGAGAATGGGCCGATGAATTTATGAGGTTTGCAGTATTTGGTGGTGTACGTAAGGTAAATAACACAGGTATACCTATTAAAGCTAATAAACGATTGAACCAGTTTGGTAACATACCTGGTAGACGTAGCGGTTTAGTTAAAGGTAAGAATGAATTTATTGCAACGATTAAAGGTCATACAGGTGTTTGGAAACGTACAGGTAAAGGTAAAAACGCTAAATTAAAACTATTAATTAATTTCTATAGTAATCCTAAGTATGAGAAGATATTTCCATTTCATAGAATCGCTAAGAAAGCAGTTAATATACATCTACCTCTTAAGTTTAAGAAGGTAGCAGATTATTATGTAAGAAAAGCAGGATATAAAACAAGATGAGTTTCGCTAAGATGTTAAGTATAGGTATTGCATACGAAGAGAAAGTATTAAATACACTTAAAAAGAAATACCCATTAGCAACAAGAATAGAGGGACAATTTCTTGATTATGATATATGGATACCTGAGATCAGTAAAAGTGTAGAAGTTAAATACGATAAACGTAGCGAATCAACAGGTAATATTATTATTGAATATGAAAAGAATAATAAGCCTGGAGATATCTTAACAACTAAAGCAGATGTATGGTGTATACATACTGTTAACGGTTATTTATGGATTAAGCCATTAAGTATCATTGAATGCCTATTACGTGAAGAATATAAAAAGATAGAACTAAACAAAGGACGTTGCGCCTTGATACCACTACATGTGTTGTACCCATATAGTTTAAGGACACTTGACTCATTATGATACGTATGCTTCCAGATTTTGCGGTTCCTTTCTGGGCGATATCTATGTGGTTATTCGCGC